TGAAGCTGAAGCACTACAAGGTGCTACACTCCAGTTTCGCATACTCTCACATAGAGGAGTGTATGCTGTACTACGATCGTCGATCTAAGTCGAATATCGTACCGCCGAGCCTTGAACCTTACGTTCATGGCACGCACAACTTGTATCTGAAGCAGATACCAAGTTGTCTGACACTTCGGAAAGCCGGTTCCCGGCTATCCAAAGAAGTAGAACCCTTCCTCATGGAGGATGGATTCTTTAATCTTTCCCTCGATTCCGCGGGATTAGATTCAACTCCGTTAGAGGATGCCCTCTATCAGGATGATCGACATCATGAGGAATCTCAAGATGAAGATGACGTGCCCGTGTATCAGTCAACTGACTCACGGGCGATCTACGAGGACCCCTTTAGGGTTCTCGCAGGATATGCTTTTGCCTCACAGTACTGTGAGGAGAAGCCGAAGATAAACGTGTGGCCGGGGGGTACCCACCGGCTACAGGACAAGATCACTCCTGCTCTATGCAATAGTGACCGTAAGAACGTGACTTGGTTCACCAAGATCACGTCTCATGAAGAGAAGATGTATCTCCTCTTCAATCACACCCACTGGGGCCATAGGCTCCAGTCGGCTCGCCATGCGGCGAAAGGCGTAGACCCCCTTCGGGGTAACTTCGCCAATACACTCTTTAGGAGAATCTCATTCTTCCTAAGAGGACGACACGACCCCATCTGGACAGATGAGGAAGTCATTGCGTTGGCAGATTATTCTGAACCACGCAACAAAACCTACCGGGCACAAAGGTTCCTGGAGGTTCTCAAGACCGTTGATGGACTTTTCCTTCAACGGTTCCTTTCCTATCCAGAAGAAATCTGGACATGGGAGAAATACGATTTGTTTGTCTTACAAGCAATATCGATTATCCTTACCGACGAATTTATCGACGGTGAGGTCACTGACTTCTCGTTAGACGAGCAAGTCACTCACTACGAGGAGCTGAAGCGCTCTCGTAAGTTGTTCAAAAAGGTGATACACCTGGATGAACCGGTGTCAGGATTAGACACCCTGAACGACGTACCCCGTTGGGTACAGTCGTTCCTCAGACCCACGTGGGAACGTGCGGTCCGACATGAGGGATTCTCAAGGCTTTACCTTGCAGGAACCCTGTCCCAGACGAGAGGATCTGGGACCCCACCTCCTCTGGTCGTCTTACGATCTAAGAGGAAGTTCATTCTGTCGGTGGATAGTCCACCCCCAGAAGTTACAGCCACGCAACAGGCTCTATTTGAGGTTGCGATGGACGATGTGATGGGGGAAATCCCAGATCACATCTTTACAGGGCTGGACACGAAAGCTCGTGTCACAGTCACAGGCGCAGCCTGTTGGGAAGCCAACAGGCGCGAGGGCGGAACCGCCCAAGCCGTACTTGACCTTATGGCAAAGTACGAAGAGATGCCCATCCCAATTAGGGATTTGGACACTGGAAATATCGAATCTTTCCAAACTAAGGAACAGTTCGATTCTATAGGCACCGCGGTATTCCACGCGTGTCTAGATGAGGTCCTGCACACTAGTGTGGAGGATCTACGTAAGGTTCACCTGACCGTTGTCAGGGAACCCAGCAAGGCCCGTGTCGTTACAAAGGGCCATGCAGCACTCAAGATCGTGTTAGACACGGTCTCGAAGATATGCTCTTATCCCCTTAAGAAGGGAATCAAGAGTTCCGGATCCGGGATGGGGAAATCTCATCACGGATGGAATCTCTTCAAGGACTTTTCCTCAGAAGAGATGTATGAGCTCCTATTTACGGAAGACCGTAAAAGGAGAGTCGAAGACGCGTTCAATGATCACATTGATCGCGTATGTCACTGGCAGGACCTATGGTTCTGCAGTACTGATTACCAAGAGGCGACTGACCGAATGGTACACGCATTTGCGCGCCGAATCGCGAGCAAATGGATGAGGAAGTGTGGAATTCCACCTATCCTTCAAGGCATAGTCCTTGGTGTGTGTTTTCACCCAAGGACTGTTTACTTTACGGCCACTGGGCCGTTAAGTAAGCTTGGTCACGCGGTCGATGACCAAACGAGGGCATGCACTCTATACAGAGGTGTCCTCATGGGGGATCCCTTAACGAAGGTAATCCTCCATTTCTCGAATATAATATCGAGACGTATCGGGGAAGGCATAGCCTCCGGCGATATCTTTCGGCACTTCAGAAATGCTTCTGAGTGTTCGGAATCGTATCTGAGAGGAATCTCAGATGCGATGAACTCCACTTTAGGATTACCCTAGAGTGGTTATAACACAGGGCTCTTATTAGAGCGACCATATGTT